GTAAGGAAATTGGACTATTCTATACAGATCTCAAAACTATTTTATGAACGCTTAATTGCTAATACTGAGGTTTCTTTGTTTAGCCCGCATGATGTGCCTGGCTTGTACGAAGCATTTGCATCTGATCCTGTTACGTTTCAAGAACTATATGTAAAATACGAAAAAGATTCGTCTATTCGTAAGAAAACTGTAAAAGCAATTGACTTATTCTTAGCATTACTGAAAGAACGTGCAGAAACTGGTCGCATTTATATCATGAACATTGACCATGTTAATAGTCATAGTTCATTCTTAGATACTGTTTATATGTCAAATCTTTGTCAAGAAATTACATTGCCTACTGATCCACTTGAACATATCGACGGAGAAGGTGAAATTGCACTTTGTATTTTATCAGCTATTAATGTAGGACTAATACGTGAAAACAGCGAATTAGAAGAACTATGCGAGCTTGCTGTTCGTGCATTAGATCAATTAATTGATTATCAAAAATATCCTATTATCGCAGCTGAAAAATCAACTAAAGCTCGTAGGTCGTTAGGTATCGGTTATGTTGGGTTAGCTCATTACCTCGCTCGTAATCATGTCAAGTATGACGATCCAGCTGCATGGGAGTTAGTACATCAGTTAACAGAAGCATTTCAATACTATTTGCTCAAAGCATCGAATAAATTAGCAATAGAAAAAGGTCCATGTGAATTCTTTAACCGTACAAAATACTCGCAAGGAATACTTCCTATTGACACTTATAAAAAAGAACTTGACGAGATAGTTGACGTAGAACTTAACTACGATTGGGAACAACTTAGACTTGATATATTAGAGCATGGACTTCGTAACTCAACTCTGTCAGCACAAATGCCAAGTGAATCTAGTTCTGTAGTATCAAATGCTACTAACGGCATTGAACCTCCTAGAGGATATCTAAGTGTTAAGAAATCTAAAAAAGGTCCATTAAAACAAATTGTTCCGCAGTTTCAAACATTAAAAAATCATTATAGCCTGTTATGGGACTTGACAAGTAACGAAGGATACATTAACATTGTTGCTGTTATGCAAAAGTTTTTTGATCAAGCAATTAGTGGAAATTGGTCATACAATCCGTTACATTATGCAAATAACGAAGTACCAATGTCTGTAATGATTAAAGACATGCTAACTACATATAAGCTAGGATGGAAAACTAGTTATTACCACAACACATACGATTATAAAACAGACGAGTCAGTAGAAGAAGAAAAAGTTGTAACGGTTGAACCAAAAGAGACAACTGACGACGATTCTTGCGATGCCTGTGCTATATAACAGAGATAAAAAATGAGTAAAACAGTCTTTAATAAAGATAAAATAGACTTCACTAAAGAACCTATGTTCTTCGGTCAAGCACAAAATACACAACGATACGATCGTTTTAGATATCCGCAGTTTGATAAATTAAATCAAACTATGCTTGGATATTTTTGGAGGCCTGAAGAAGTATCTTTGCAAAAAGACCGTTCAGACTTTAATAGCTTTCGTCCTGAACAAAAACATATCTTCACAAGCAATTTGAAATATCAAACACTGCTTGACTCAGTTCAAGGAAGAGGACCCGGTTTGGCATTTTTGCCTTATTGTTCGCTTCCTGAACTCGAAGGGGCTATGAATACTTGGCAATTCTTTGAAACTATTCATAGCCGGTCTTATACTCATATAATAAAGAATTTATATTCTGATCCATCTGAAGTATTAGACACTATATTAGACGACGAAGAAATTATACAACGTGCTAAAACTGTTACTAAAAACTATGACAAATTTATGGTTGTAGCAGACGACTATTTTTATCACAAAATTGGAACATTACATGATGTTAAGAAACAACTGTTCTTAGCCATGACTAATGTTAATATTCTTGAAGGTCTTAGATTCTATATCTCCTTTGCATGTACCTTTGCATTTGGAGAATTAAAGTCGATGGAGGGCTCTGCTAAACTCATTAGTTTGATTGCTCGAGACGAAAGTCAACACTTAGCAATTACACAAACAATTATTAAAAATTGGGCAAAAGGCGACGACGATCCTGAAATGGTCGATATCATTCACGACTGTGAAGAAGAAGTTAATGATATGTGGAGTACTGCTATTAACGAAGAAAAGCAATGGGCTACATATTTGTGTAAATATGGTTCTATTATCGGTGTAAACAGTAATTTACTACATGCCTATACTGATTATATTGCTACTAGACGTCGTAGAAATTTAGGATATAAACCATTAACTGATCGAGTAGTGACTCAGAACCCATTACCTTGGACACAACATTGGTTGTCAAGTTCTGGTTTGCAGGCTGCTCCTCAAGAAACAGAAATTGAAAGTTATATCATCGGAGGAATTAAACAAGACATGGATTCAGATACATTAAAAGGATTTAGCCTATGACAACTGCTGTAATCTGGAGTAAACCTGGGTGCCCGCATTGCGATCAAGCAAAACTCATGTTTGACATAAAGGGTATTCAATATGAAGAAAAGAAACTTGAAGTAAACGCTACTAAAGAAGAATTACTAGAAGCCGTTCCTAACGCTAAGTCAGTACCTCAAATATTTCTGAACGGAGAATTTGTAGGCGGAGTTAAAGAATTAAGAGAGAGATTAAAACATGTTGATTGATAAAGGAGTATCCCCTGGAGAAGTAATTACTATTAAACTTACTTCCGGTGAAGAACTAATTGCAAAATTAGTCGAAGAAACCGCAACACATTATAAGCTATCTAAGCCGATGGTGTTGAGTATGGCACAAAGCGGTATTGGTATGTTTCCGTATTTGTTTACCGTCGACTTGGATAAAGATATACCACTATCTAAAGATACTGTAACTGTAATCGTAGCTTCAGCAAAATCCGCAGCTGATCAGTATACAGAAAGCACAACTAATATTAAATTGCTATGACAAATAGTTTTCAAAAATATATTAATCTTATCGAAGCTGCTGACGGTAATCTTAAACAAAATCCGTTGTCCTATAGTAGAAACGACTTAGAACCAGTTCTAAGTAAAGAAGCTATGGATTTTCATTTTGGCAAATTGGCAAAAGCCTATGTAGATCGATATAACTCAGGTGAAGGTGATGCTGACTTTAATAAAAGCGGAGCAGTCTTACATAACATCTTGTTTGCACAATTTAAACCTCCAGGCGGTGTAAACAAACCTACCGGTAATATCTTAGAGTTTATTAACAAACATCATACCGACTACGAGTCGTTTAAAAACGAAGTCGAGAAAGTTGCAATGGGTATTCAAGGGTCAGGATGGGTTTATCTAGCTAAAAACGGACAGATAAAAACGATTAAGAATCATCAAATTAAAAACGACATAATACTGCTAATAGACTGGTGGGAACATAGTTGGTATTTAGACTATGGTCCTGACAAGAAAAAGTATTTGTCAAATATCTGGAAGATCATCGATTGGAGTATAATCAACTCCAGATTGACCAATGTTGACTTGTAATTTAATAAATAATTACAGTTGACAAGAAATCTAGTACATGTTATCATGTACTAGATTAAGTTAACAAGTTACTGTTACAAAGTTTACTTTTTAGCAGTAAGCCCTGCGTAGCCAGTAATGCTACAAATCAACGTTTCGTAAGAAACTAAGATGGGCAATTCATTACTATGTATCTTAGGTTAGATACCCTGTAGTAATGATTTTGCGAGTCTTGGCCAATTAGAAACCCGAAGCTCGGGATTGCCATACTCGCCAAAAGCACTATATTTTGATACCCCGTAACGGCTTATATCAAAATAGTGTCTGATGGAGAAGACGTAACTGACTTTGGGTCCTACAGGCCGTGTCTAATCAATCCTCGTCCTCTCCCTCAGTATACTGTGCCTTTAGCACATTAACCGAAAGGAGACTCATATGCATAACGCATCTAAAAATAATTGCTTTAACCTCAAGGCAATACTCGGAATATTTGTTTTATCTGTAAGCATACCCGCTAATGCTAACATCAGCCCATTAGTGCCCTCATATGTTGAAAAGAAACAATGGATTCCGCCACTACAATTACCACAAATATCTTGTCCTAAACAATCGCCTAGTTTCAGCTTCTTAGGCGAAACAACTCAAGGTAGAGCAGACTCTATTAGATATTGTTTTAAAAGAATTAAAAAATAAGGAAAAAGATATGTTAAAGAATATTTTATTTGTTATCGTTACTATTACTACTAGTCAATCTGTACTAGCAAACGTTCCGCATCAAACTGGATTTGCTAGTTGGTATGGTCCTGGATTTCATGGTAGACGAACTGCGTCTGGTGAACGATTTAACCAACATGCTCTAACCGCAGCACACAAGACGTTACCGCTAGGATCAAAAGTCAAAGTTACTAACTTAAAAACTAAAAAGACAGTTATTGTAACAATTAACGACAGAGGTCCGTACGCTCGAGGCCGCATTATTGACTTGTCAAAGGGGTCTGCTCAGGCATTGGGCATCAAAGGC